GGTTCTGTTCTGTTTATAATTGAAAATGTCATTTGAACAGAATACGCATTTTCATCATATCTTGGAGTTACAATAATTTGTTCAATGTTAACTCTAGGTTCAAAATTCAATATTGTTTGAGTAATCTCTCTTTCAATATTTGCAGCAGTAACGGTGTCTAAATTTTCAAACAACATTCTACGAATATTTGAACCAAGTTCTGGTTGAAATGGTCTTTCGTAATGGTTAGTCAAAATCAAATTTTTGACAGAGTTGATTACAGCCATTTCACCAGTATGTTTGGTGATATCTTTTTTGACTGGATGAGCATTGAAGTTCAAATCCAAATCTTTGAAATCTCTAGCGGTATTGGTAATTACTGTTGCCATTGTTTATTTATTCGTTACATTTGAGGGTTTGGAGTTCCTACTCTTCCGCCTTGTGGGTCAGGATGTGTATGACTATTGTAAATTGCTCTATCAGCAGACATAGTTCTTTCGCCATCAGACACTAATCCATCAGCAGAAATATTTTCAGTAGAGGTTATATTTCCTGTTACACTTACATCACCAGTTACATTTACATCACCAGTGATATTGAAAGTTGGTGCAGTAGCATTTACACTACCTGATACGGACATATCTACTTGCCCACCAATTTGAGCGGTAACATTGCCGTCAACAAAAAGGGCAACATCACCTTTGACATAGACTGAATCATCACCAATAACGACAGTAAACTTGTCTTTCTCAATGCGTTCCGAACGGTCTCCATCAGGTCCCCATTCAACATACGAACCAGAGCGATGATACAGATGTATCCTTTCATTGGAAGGTGTGTCATCAAACTCCAAAGCGTGCCCACTTTCAGATTCATATACATTATTATATGGGTAAGTTGCCGAGTAAAATGCGTCAGGTTCAACCTTACTTGCCTTTTTCAACTGTTTACTGGTTACTATGTGAGAAGCAAAATCGCTGTCATTTCTTGCTAAACGTGATGTCGTTGGTTCATCCAATTTTCTAGGATAATTCGTTTGTATTTCATCAGGTTTTACTGGCGCTTCTGATAACTCATCACCAGTTCTTGGGTCACAAAATCCTTGTTGTGGATTTCCAGGTGACATTGGAATTCCAGGAAGAACACCCATCATCACAGGTTGTTGTGCGTTTTCACCATCAAGGAAAAAACCAACAACCATATCAGATTCTTTTGGTGTATAAGTGTTTGCATTATTCAATGGCAACATCGCTTGTGACCAAGGCAGATTATCAGTTGGCAATTCAACTTTACTATCTGTATGCCAACCAGCAATTCTCACTTTACAACGGCCAAGCTTCAATGGGTCTTGTCTGCTTTCAACAACACCAACCCACCAAATAAAACCATTTAGTCCAGCAAATTCTTTATTCATTAGTAAAAGATAGCCTCATATTGGTCACTTGATTGCTCAAGTGGAATAAATGGTTTGTTGGTTGAATCTGTGACAACCTCAACAACAGTTTCGTGTTTCTGATATGTTATAATATGTCTTGTTCCAATAATTAAATATTTTCCACTCAATGAGGTATCTTCATTACTTGCACCTCTTGTTTGAGCTGCTCTGGTTGGCATCTTCAAATTCAAATTGTAACCAGAAGTTATTGCAAAATTTCCAGGCAAAGTCATTCTAACTCGTTGTTGAACTAAGTTATCTAAAATTGCTTTTCTTTGAAAGATAAACTTTTCAGGATTTTCAGTCTTTGTGATTGATGTTGGATCCCTATCTTTTACATAAGAACTTGTTTCTAATGCTTCACCAAAATAAAATAATGTTTTGCGTGAATCTGTCATGTCAGTATTCAAACGATTTTCACGGTTAGTAACTGCTGAAAAGTTTGGTAAATCATTACCTTTTTTAGTTAAGTCGTAATGGTCACCATATTTGATTTCTTTTGTTCTGATTGTTCTTGTCAATGGGTCAAAACCAACAAAACTACCAGAATATACTCCAGACCTGGTACTTTTTATAAAATCAAATTGTGAAATAACTTTTACATCACGAGCACCTTTCATTTCATTTTCAACACTATCTGATATATTCTTTATATCAAAGTTTACATCAAATAATGGAGCACTTGTCAATAATGTTGACAATGAAACAAAATTATAACCTACTTGATTTTCAAAAAATAAGAAGTTTGGTAAACCATCAACATCTAATGCTCTTTTTGCACACCAAGAAATTGCTTCAATTGGTTTCAAATTAGGTATAACAATATTTCTTATACCATATGAATTATCAAAATAAGCATTGAGTTTTGAATATGGTGTTTGTAGGTAGTCAGTCAATATGCCGTAAGCCGCATTTGAATATGTGTCATCATATACTTGGTTTATTTTCTGTTGTTCAGAATAAACATATTCATCAGAAACAAAATGTAAAATGTAAGTTTCGGATGTTTGATTATCTTGTTTACGATTTGTTAGCTTGTAAATATGAAATGATTGTTTTATAGCTAAACTATCTTTGTCTTTAGAAATATCAACCAATAAAAATTCACTACCATCCAACAAAAGTTTATTAGATAAACCAATAGCATCTTTGATAACAATATTACCAGACATACATGGTTGCATAATGCTATCAAAGATACTCAATTCCTCAAAAATGGAACGAACATCAATCTTACCAGCTTTGGTAACAACAACCATTTCATTGATTTGAAATTGTGTGGATTGACGAACTTCAAAACTCATAACTTGAGAACTCTTTTCACTTCTTGTTCAGCTGCATTTACAAATTCAGGTTTTAGTATTTTGATAAGTCTTTTATCATCATTCAATTCCACTTCATATTGATAATATGTTTGTGGTTCTTTTGTAATTGCAACCGTAATTATATTACCATCACCTAGTGTTACGCTAGATGTGGTTTCTGAAACATTAGCATATGTGCTAGCATCAATTTCAATTCTTTCTTGGATAAATTCACCACTAATTTGCTCTGTGCGTGTTTCAATTTTAAAGTATTTAGCGTTGTTGGATTGTGCCCATGTCATACCAGAAACACCAGTATTTGCGGTGTTAGCATATGATGCTGATGAATACTTATCTTCAACATATTGAATTAGTGTTCTTTCATTCAAAGGCCAATCATATTGTGGGTCAATGATATCATTAAGATTTAATATAATCCAATGTCTTTCAGAAGAACCATAAAATTTATTTGCAACAATTTCTGGTGTTTCACCATCTTGAACCGAATACTCATAAAATACAACTGTATTTTCTTTGAATGATTTTTCAAAACTAAATCTGGATATAATATTAGTCAATACATCCAAGTTAGTTGATTCATAATCTTTATAATAATAAGTTGTAGGAAAATATTTAAAATAATTTGCCATTAGTAAATGCCCTCACCTCTTTCATTTACTGCACCAGTTTTACTCCAAGCACCAGACATTTCTTGTGTTTGTTTGGAAATTCTTCCTGGTGTGAAATCATCTTTAGTAAGAATTTGTGTTTCTTTGAACCCTAATGTCAACTGAATACTTACAGGCATACCTGTTCTACCTAAACTAGGTTCATTTTCTCCAGGAACTTCAAATGATGAAAAACCATTTGGTGTATAATTGATATCAATAGAATCCAATACACAAGTTGAAATTGAAGGTATGTTTGGATTTTCTTTACCTGCATAAAAAAACTTGATATCAAATTCTGATGGAGGAATAAGGAAATAACCACCAGTATCAGATTTGATTTCTGGTGCTTGATGAAAACGCAATCTTTCCAAAATTTTTTGAACTTCTAAAGCTTCTTTCTCATCTCTTGGTGTCAAATTGAAAACAAATTGGAATGTTCTGAAACTAGGAGATGTGTAAATCAATTCTAACATTGGATTTTCAACAAGGCCTGTTCCTGCTGTAAATAATGCACGACCTGTATTACCAATTTTTTTAGCAGCATAACTTGCTAAAAATGGAGATAAGTTTCTACCTATTTGTTCTGAAGCACCACTAGGATTACTTTTCATTGTATCAGCAACAGAACTGGCTGCAGCTAATAGAGCTGATGGTATTTCACCGCCTAATTGCAAATCACTATAAGTCTGATTGTATGTGAACTGCAAAGTGTCTGGCATATAAAATGCTATTGTATCCGTTGTTCTACGAACTGTTCTTAAAAAGTTTTCTGGATTGATAGACTTTATACTGTCTGTTAGATAATTTGTGGCACCTCTTGTTGCCTCACCAATAAATCTTCCTGTTTCACCAGGAAGAGATGTTGCCAATGTATCAGTAACATTATTGACACCATTTAGTATAGATTGGCCAACCGAACTGTTTGTAAGAGTGCTAACTCCGCCACCAATATTTGTTGCACCACGCATGGCTTGTAACGATTTAGTATTTCTAACCACCGTAGGGTCATCAGAGGCCTGCGTACCTGGAAACTGTGTTTTTGTTTGTTCGTTGATATGAATGACCATGTAATGGCCTTTATCATAATTACCTATATCCAATGGATATCTAAAGGTATTATAATCATAACTAGAACCAACCAATTGTTTAGAAGAAGCGCCAATTCTTCCTTTGGCGTTTTTATTGAATATGATATCGGTGAGAGTGAAAAGACCCATTTTTATTCCTAGGAGGTTTTACTACATATTTATATGACAATTGCCAATAAATCTTACAAAGGTTGGTTCAAACCAACTAATCCAAAAAAATATAAAGGTGACCCGAATAACATCGTTTATCGGTCTACTTGGGAACTTCGTGTGATGAAATGGTTTGATGAACACCCACAAGTAGAATGGTGGGGGTCAGAAGAATTGGTGATTCCTTACATATCTCCGGTTGACAATAAAAAACATCGTTACTTTCCAGACTTTATTGCTAAAATAAGACAAAAAGATGGAAAATCAATGACTTATATAATTGAAGTAAAACCAGAGGTTCAAACTAAAATGCCAACTCAAACAAAGAAAACAAAAAAGTTTTTACAAGAAGTGGCGACCTACGCTGTCAATCAGGAAAAGTGGAGAGCTGCGGACATCTTTTGTCGGGAACATGGATGGAAGTTCCTGGTTATGACAGAGAAGCATTTAGGATTATAGCTTTTATTTCAAAGCGGAACACCAATACTTATGTGTCCGACACCAATTTTTCAAGGTAATAATAGCATCAAAAATAAGATATAAATAGAGAATGGCATACTTACTAGACAGAATAAACGAACAACTAGGCAAAACGGGATATTCACCGAGAACTAGAGAATCGAGAGATTGGCTTTTATCAAAGACACAAACTCTAAATCCTAATCGCCAAGAACTCCTAAGAGACCAGGGTCGTTTAGTAAACAGAAGTATGCTCGGTCGTATGTATTTTTATTTTTACGACCCAAAGACTAAGGATATGTTGCCATATTACGACAGGTTCCCATTGGTTATTCCAATTGAACGCTACCAAGACGGTTTTCTAGGGTTGAACTTACATTACATTCACCCAAAGCAACGTATCATCCTTTTAGATAAATTGGCAGAGTTTGCCAATAATAAACAATTTGACGAAACGACAAAACTTCGTTTGACATACCAAACGCTAAAACAAGCTTCACGAATATTTGAAGCTACACCATGTATCAAAAGATATTTTTGGCAGAATGTCAAAAGTCGGTTCGTAGAAATAACTGCTGACGAATGGGATATCGCAGCGTTGGTGCCGTATGAATATTTTATTGGCACCAATAAAAACAATGTCTGGACAGAATCTAGGAAAAAATTCTAATGTCTTTTTCACCACAACTATTTTTAGCTAACGTAAAACTAAAAGAAGGTCTAGCAAAACCAAGTCGGTTTGAAGTTGTTTTGCCTATACCACCATATGTGAATAATTTTATTGGTAATTCTATTATTGATAGAGTTGTCAATTCAACACTTGGAGTTTTTTCTGATATTACTAATGTTATCACAGGAAAAATAGGAAACACTTTAGGTATGGATCCTGTTGACCCACAATCAACCACATCCAATCCTGCTATGTCAAGATATTTGGCGTTACAATGTGAAGCTTCAGAGTTACCTGGTAAATCATTAGATACTCAAACACAAAAAATATATGGACCAAGTTTCAAAGTTCCATATCGTGTAGCTGATGCTAATGATACTGCATTGACCTTTTTGTGTACCAATGAATTCTATGAAAGAAAGTTATTTGAAAGATGGATGGAATGTATGATTCCATCCGATACAAATAATGCTAGATTTCCTAAAGGTGCAAGTTCTAGGTATATGACAAATATCAAAATTATCCAGTATGATGATTTTATCAAACAGATATTTGCCATAGAATTGATTGATGCTTTTCCTGTTAGTATTGCCCCACAAGCATTGAGTTGGACAGATGACAACTTTCACCGTTTGACAGTAAACTTTGCATATCAGAGATACAAAGTTCTTTACAATGGAACATACGATTTGCAAGCCGCAGCTACATCATTGTTTGGTGTTGCTGGTACTCGTTTACTGGACAGAGGATTGAACAGAATATTTACAAGATAATTTATGGAGTTATAATATGTTACCAAAAATTGATGTGCCGATTTATGAAACAAAACTGATTTCAACGGGTAAGAAAATAAAATTTAGGCCGTTTACTGTCAAAGAAGAAAAACTCTTTTTGATGGCTCAAGAAACGGATGATGTAGAAACTGCAATCAATACAGTTTATCAAGTTATAAACAATTGCGTATTGGATAAGATTGATGTGACTACTTTGCCAGTTTTTGACATTGAAAATTTATTTTTAAATTTGAGAGCTAAATCAGTTGGTGAAGTTGTAAATCTAAAATATAAATGCAACAATGATGTTCCAAAAGAAGAAGGTGAGGGAACGCATAAGTGTGGAAATGTAGTTGAGATTGATTTCAATGTATTGGATGTTGAACTGCCTACCTTGAAAAAGGATGCCAATAACATAAAATTGACAGATAAACTTGGAATCAGTATGAAGTATCCATCATTCAATATTATTCAGAAATATGAAGGTAAGAGTGATGCTGAAACCTTGCTTGACATTATCATAGAATGTGTTGATTTCATTTATGATGAAGATAATGTATATTATGCAAAAGATGCTTCAAAAGAAGAATTAATTGACTTTTTTGAATCTCTACAAGCTAAAGATTTGGAAAAGGTAAAAGTTTTCTTTGATGATATGCCAAAACTTACAAAGAAATTAGAATTCAAATGTAAGAAATGTGGTTACCATGAAGAAATAGAATTAGAAGGAATCCAGAGTTTTTTCGCATAATTTTTGGTTATGAAAATTTAGGTAACTATTACCAGACTAATTTTGCTTTGATGCAACATCACAAATATAGTTTGACTGAATTAGAAAATATGTTACCTTGGGAAAGAGATGTCTATGTGAATATGCTAATGAGATATCTGGAAGAAGAAAGAGAAAGACTAAAACAACAAAGAGTGTAAATGAATGGCAACTTTAGCTAAAGTCGTTGAGAATTATCGCAAAAGTGGTTCTGGGGCATTTGGTGCTTTGGGCGGCGGCATAAAAGAAAAAACAAAAGAGTTCGTTGACCCAAGACGATTGCTTTTCAAAGAAGGCAGTTTGTTAACATCAATGTTTCCTGGCTTGAAACCTTATAAGGCTAAGGGACCAGGCAGTAGCGATGACGATTCAAAGAAAATGGATGTTACAGGTTTAGTTTCTTTAGAGCCAATTTTACAATCGGTTGATATCAACACAAAACTAACCGCTAAAAATACAGCTGTTATGAAATCTATGGCTAGAGATATGTTCCTACTCAAAGAGAACATGATTAGGTTGGTAAAGCTACAAGGTGGAACAGCCAGAGAAAAAGCGGGTGATTGGGCCCAAAGGCAGGCTTCAAGAGAGGCTGCGTTTGAAGCACAATTCAAAAGAGATAGGAAGCCTGATTCTAAAATAATGAAAGTTGGTGAAGAAAAATCAGAATCATCAGTTTTAGGTAAATTAGCTAGCGTTTTAAACACATCCATATCAAGTATTGGTTCAATGTTGATGGCTGCTCTATCAACTTTAGCAACCACACTCGTTGGTGCCATTTCAACAATATCTGCTGCTTTACTTGGCCGTTCCG